CAGGCCGCGGCATGGCTTTTGAAACGGCTTTGGTGGCAGCTTCGGCAGCGGCAGCCGCGGCGCGCTCGGTAATCTCGGCTTCACTGGCTCTACGTCGTGGCGCTGGTTTGTCTTCGGCCTTCGGTTTCGGCTTGTCCCCCTCTTCGCCCTTGGGTTTCTCTGGTTCTGGCTTTTCCGGTTCTGGCTTCTTCTCCTCCTTCGGCTTCGCGGTTTTCCTGAACAACTTATCCGCAACGCTTTCCCCGGCCTTCTTCCATTCGTCCTGCTGCTCGCGTTCCAGCTCCTCGGCCGTCTTCTTGCCCTCTTCGCCCTTCGGTGGCTTTTCCTCCGGCTTGGGTTTCTCCTCCTTCTTCGGCTTGGACGTTGGCTCGCCGTCGCTCTTGATCGGAGATGGCAGCGAACGCGCGGAGATGACCGGCGCACCGGTGATGTCCATCTGTGACGCGACGGTTTCGAGCAGGGTCGGCGTTTTGCCGATGTCTCGGACGGGGGCGGGAGGGGCTTCAGGCATAGAGCATTTCCGGCTGCGGATGGTCTTTTCGGAATTCGTGGATCTTGTCGATGACGTCCGAGATGGAGAAGTTTTCGATCACCAACTCGTTCGATGGATTTTCGAAGACAGTCATTTTGGAAAACAGCATATATTCGGGACTCGGCGGGTCCATGATGCAGGCGTAGATCTCGGGCTCTGGTCGCATCGCCCGCCAAACTCTCTGATACGTCTCCGCAGGCGGCAGCACCGTGAACCCGAACAGGGCCAGAGCGGAGTTGCGGAGGAAGGAACGGCGGTTCATGCGGCGACCAGTTTGCGCCCGTTGTTCTCGTCATCGACGATCTTCACGCCGGGAACAAATGTCAGAGCTTCCGCTACGGCATAACTGCCATCGGGATTTCTCTGTTGCGTTGTCACCTGCACGACGCAGCCACCGGGCACCTGCATTGCTTTGGCAGATTTCATCCAGCCTTCTTCTTTCGACGAGGCTTTGCAGAGAAGGCGGAACGTATCGCCGTTGCCAGTGACTTTTACATCAGGCACGTTTTGGCGCACGCCAGAAACGTCGGTATTGTGAAGGGTTTTTTCGGTCATGATCATAACTCAATTCTCGCAATCAACTGCTGCGTATCTACCCCTTTCAGCACGTCTAAGGCAATCTGGAACTTTTCGGCTTCCTGGAGCTTTTCTTTGGAGAAGGTCTCCATGTCCGCGCTGGACATGTCCTTTGACCGCAGATCGGCGGCTTCAAGCAGGGCGATCTGGCGCCATTTCTCAAGTTGAGCGAACAGGGTTTCGCGCTGGGCGTCTCCCCACCAATGCGTGAAGTTCGCTTGGCGTTCGGGCTCCAGAAGGATGGCGTTGTAGTTCATGCCTTCGCGTCGTGGTCGGTGGCGACATGTACTTGGGCCTTGAGCAATTCCACAGTGTTTCGGAACGCGCGCTGAAGTAATGCGTCTGACAGCTTCAGCTCATAGACAGTGCCGCTGCGCCCCATGCCCGCCATCACGCAATCCGCGATGTGTTCCAACACATCCAGAAGGTTTACGTCCTGAGGCACGCCATCATCTTTGTCCAGATGATGCCGGTGGATATGCCGGTGGTTATCCCACCAGCCGGTCTGTTTGAATCCGGTGATGAAGTCTGCGTGAAACCAATCGATTGCCGTCAACTTGTCGTAATCGTGTTCACCAGCCGCCTCGGTGATCTTGGTCTGGAAGAACGCCAACGCTTTGACGATGTCTCCGATGTGCTGCCGACTTGACGCAAGGAGAGTCTCCTTCGACGTGTTCGCGAAGTCGCATGTGCGCGTGTCGGCGGTTTTCGATTTCTGGATTTCGATCATGCCGACTGTAGCGGTTGTTCGACCGGTGGTTGCGGCGGCTGGCCTCCCGGCATCGGTTGGCCTCCGCCGGCTGCGCCCATGGCGACGCTGAGAATCTGCATGATGCGCGCGAGCTGCTGATCCTGTTCGCCGTCCTTCTGCCCGATCTTCTGGAACGCGGCGGCTGTCGCCTGCTGCATCTGAGGCAGTACTTGGGTGAGGCCTTGGACTTGCTGCCCTGTCTGCGCTGTGGCCTGTCCGAGCTGCTGGATCTGTCGTGCGATTTGTTCGACGGCCTGCGCCAATGGCTGTGTGGCTGCACCAACGACCTGCTGCATTTCCTTCTCCAAAACCTCCTTCAACTGAGCCAGCATGCCCCCGACCTGTTCCTGGGCTTTCTGGTTCTGCTCCTCCGGCGTGCCCCCTGGCAGGACTTTCAGCTCGAACGCATCCTTGTAGAATCCTGCGAAGTCCGCGATCGAGTTAATCATCTTGAGCGCCTGCGCCGGCCCGATTGCAGCGAACATGGCCGGATTGGCTAGAACGACCTGGAGCAATTGCGTCATGGCATTGGCGAGCGCGACGTTGTTGATGCGCTCCGATGAATCCCGCGTGCTGGCGAAATCCTCGTACTCCAAGGCCGTCTTGCTGCCTTTGACCACCGTCTTGGTGTTGCGGTTCGGATCGCCTTTCTCAGCGACGGTAAAGCCCATCTCCTTGAGCGCCTTCACGACATCGGAATCTTCATCGCCATCGACCTGGCCGTACATCTCGTCTTCGCCGTAGGCCATGAGCGCGTCGTAAAGCTGTTTCTTCCACGCGAGATCCGCGTCGTCATCGTATGAGGCCGTGAAGTTCAGCCGGTTGCTCGTGCTCTGCTGAATGACGCGCGTCTCCTCGGCCGTCTGTTCGTGCGGCGCGGCTGCACCGATCTCCTGCGAGGACATGACCAGAATCCGCTCCAGCATATCCAGCATGATCCGAACGCCGGCCAGGATCGCCGTCGTATCCAGACGCGGGAAGTTCACCGGGAAGAACGCCTCTTTGAAATCCTTCCCCGCCATCATCGCCTTGCGCGAGGAGTACGGGATGAAAGTCACATCCATGTAAAGCTTCTGGCCGAGGTTCTGCAGCTTCTTCATGTTCCCTTCGCCGATTGCATCCTCGTTGGCGAAGACGACGGACAAGAGGTTCTGCTTGATGGTGAGGAGATGCTGGCTGAGGAGGTTGCTCAGGTGATCCTGGAACGGCAGGGCTTCAAGCACCAGTGAAGAATTGAGTTCGCGTTCCTCGTGCGCGTCGTACCCGCGATAAGTGATCGGCGAGTAAGCGAGCGGTTCGGCATAAACGACGGTGCTCTCGTTCACGACAACGATCCGGAACCAGATCGGGTAATCGTAATCGCCGATGCCGTATTTCTTCGGCTTAAACTTCATGAACAACTGCGTGAACGTCACGGCCATGTCGTGCTCGGCGGCGGCGTAGAAGCCCGCGGCGGATTCACGGTCCATGGCCCCGGCACCCGCAATCGGCTGCTGGCCATTTGTCGCGCTGCCTCCGGTCTTCGCGACGGATTGACCCGGGAACTTGCAGACACACGGATACACCGTGGCGAAGAAGTTTGGATAGGCATTCATCCAATTCGTGCCGTAGGAGATCTTGTCCGTGTTCCAATACTGATCGTTGTCCTTGATGTCCCCGTAACGCGTCACGCTCCAGTAACCGCCGTAGGTGCACCCGCTGTCGCTGTTGAATGTGCCCAGCCGATAATTCAGATCCCAAAATACCCGGGACGGATGCGGCAGATTGTAGCGCAGACCTTCCTTGACGACCTTCTCGGTTTCCTTGCCGTCATTCCCCTCGTTCAACTGCTTCTCGCTGTGCCAGCATTCCGACGGGAACATGAGGCACGTCCCGTAGATGTTCTTGGTCATGATCGCCTGGCGCATGATGGCGACGTAGCCGTACTGGCTGGTCATCTTCTGGACGCGATCGGTGATGACGTCGCAGCGCGCCTTGGATTTCAGCGTGAGCTGTGCAGGCTCGAATTTGAACAGGGGATAGACGTTGCGATCGTTGAAAATCTTGGCTGTGCGAATGATGACGTAGGCTTTGGCCACCGGGACGAGGATCTGGAAGAAGGCCGGGAGATCGATGGTCTTGCTGGTGACATTGCCGCGGGCGTCCTTTTCCTCGCGGATGAGGTGGGTGAGGCCCCAGTCTTCCATGGCCCTGAGCACGCCGGCATCGTCCGGTTTCTTGCTCATCAGCGACTTCACCAGCGTCGGTGTGATCTGGTAGAATGGACAATCGAAGGCCTGGTCCAGACTCCACCAATGCCGAGATTCGCGAAGGGATTTGGTAATACCTTCGTTGATGCGCGACCGGATGAGATTGACCAGCTCCTTCTTGCCCTCGTCCTTTTCGTCGTCAGCCGTGAACTTCTTTTTCAGCGCCTCCACCGTGACGCCGTGCTTGGTCAATACATCCAGATCGATCATTTCGTGAAAGTCAGTTGCCCTTTGAGCAGGCGTTGGTATTGCTGGCGTTCGCGCTCGGCTTCGAGGTTCTTCGGCGGAATCTTCGCATAAACCTTCAGAACGATTTTCACCGGGCGCAACACGTCATGCAGCTTGAACATGCCCGGGAACGTCCGTTCCACCTCGCAGAGCATGTAGACTTTGCCCTTGAGCTTCGGGCGCAGATACCGGCCGGCCAGGAGCAGAACGAGGTAATCATCCGGATCGCCCTCGCGCTTCTGCACGCGACGCATCTTCACGAGGACTTGGGGCGGTCTGACCCAGGGCATGCACGTTCAGGAGTAGCGGAGCGCTTTTGAGGATTTGGAGCCTTTGGTCTTGTCCTCGGGCGGCTCGTCTTCGGAGGCCCCGCCTTCGGGTTCGATCTCGTCCATCTCTTCGACCTCCAGCTCGATCGACTTCCCGTATTCGTCCGAGCGCACGCCGCTCACGCGCAGCTTCACATAGGCGGTGTAATAGTCGTCGACTTGGCAATCGTGCCCGGTTTCCTCTTTGAGCTTATCCACGTTCTCGTCGCGCAGCGTGAACGATGGGTACTGGATCTTCGGTTCCTCTTTCGTTGGGGCGC